AACGCCGAGCGCAACTGGTACACTGTACCCACGAATGACCTCGATTCTCACATCGACTTTGTGTATGGTGGGCGCAAAGCTTCATTCTGTCGTCAAGACCAATCAGCGTGTATAGCCGATGCAAACCCACGTTTCATGGACCAACCACAGAGGTATGCTATGCGAGCTGGACCAAGCTTTTAATTCTCACTGTATACTAAAATGAATGTTCCACAGAGTACATTGGGTGTTCAGATAACTGGCCCGATTATTGAGAAGACACTTGTCGAGCGAGCTGACGCAGAGAGTCAGATTCGACCGAATACAACCAAGGCGTATACCCGCGAGTGGACAGAGAAACCATTCGAGTTTCCAAACTTTGGAACTGATGTACCAAATGTAAATTACATGGGTGATACTCCTATTCCAATGAGCACCCGTAGCATTGTTCAGAATGCACTTTTGATTCAGCGTCACTTTGGAAAGTGAAAAAAACTCTACGTGAGATGTAAGAATGAGCCTCGCAATTGCTGCACTTATTGGTCTGGCATTTGTTGGACAACAGGTGACCAATGACACGAGCGAGCCAGAGACTGAAAAGTATGATTACAACACAACCACTCGCCGAGAGAAGGAGACGGCTGAGTACAATGTTAATGATGTATTTGATATTCAACAGCGTAATATTGGAAACAACTCGTTCATTCACAAGCAGGAGAATCGGAATTTGGCTGATGTCACAGACTTTGGCAGCAGGTACCCAGTCGGTGCACCAGTGTGGGATGTGTCGAGCCGTGAGTATGTCACAAACAAGATGAATAACCTCAACCCAAACCCATGGGTTCGTGTCGGCCCTGGTCTCGGTGTCGGACCAAATGTTCCAGCATATGGCGGGAAGCAACAACTCTTCCGTGTGCTTCCTGTGAATACGAATGAGCATCGTCTTACACAACTCCCTGGACGATTCGTCGCCCCACCGGTTGCATCCGTGTTTTCACAGGAACTTCCATCAATGGTTCAGAAGAATAAGCCTGAAAAGGAGTACACTGTGATTACTGGTGGTCCAAATAGAGCTGTAAAAACTGCACCACCCGGCCGTCCAGTTGATGTTCGTGGAGAGAGGCATGTAAAGAGGGAGACGTACCAAGAGTACATGGAGAGACCTTCATGGAAATTGAATGATGGATATAAGATTGTACCGAAGAATCAACTCCTTCATACACGTGACAATCGCTCAAACCCAGACAGACCAGGGAACCCAGGTGGTATGAATGTCCGCGAAGGGCCACTCAAGGCTGGTGGTATGGTGACATCCGTGAGAATCGATGACAATCCGAATAGGATTGTACAAGGTGGCTCGAGTACCCTGGGGTATTCTCGGAATGCGATTCAAGAATTCAACACATTCAAAGAGAATCCCAATCCAAACTTCAACACACTTGACCTCGCAAAGAAACAACTCAAAGAGAATCCGTTCAATTTTTTCCTCGGTAAAGAATAAATGTCTGGAGGCGTTGTACAACTGGTTGCCACGGGTATTCAGGATGTTCACCTCACTGGGAACCCAGAGGTTTCATTCTTTCGCTCAAATTTTAAGCGTTACACACAATTCGCCATGTCAAATGAGCTTCAACTTCTTCAGGGGTCACCAACTCCTGGTGGTGTAAGCACCGTCCGGTTTGAGAAGAAGGGTGACCTTCTTGGATACACATACCTCATGATTAAGGATAACTCCGTGTCTCCAAATGGTCTCATCAAGTCCGCTGCCTCTTTTAACGGCTGGGCGAGTATCATCGACAGAGTGGAGCTCGTCATTGGTGGGCAGGTGATTGATACACATGATATCTTCTTCTCCAACACTGTGTCTCCATCATATCTCTCATCATCCCTCTCCACCCGTTTCACGTCTGGTGGTCTTCACTTTCTTCCATTCCAGTTTTTCTTCTGCAAGGATTTCCAGTCCGCTATCCCACTCGTGTCACTCAGCTACCACGACGTTGAGCTCAGAATCACCTGGTCATCCTCGTACTCTCTCGCATCGACGATTGAGTTTAGGCTCTTCTCTAATTTTGTGTACCTCGACACGGAGGAGCGCAAGTACTTTGCCGAGAAGCCCATAGATCTTCTCATCTACCAGGTTCAGCGTGTGGTTGCACAACCAAACTACTACCAGGACATTGTATTCAACCACCCAGTCAAGTTCATCGCCTTCCCATGTGTCGAGTACCTCGACCCGAGACAGACACTTAAACTTCAGGTGAACGGTGTCGATATCGGTATCGATAAGCCTCTCGTTCATTACTCGCAGGTGAACCCATACTACCACACTGCTTACGGCTGGGATCCGGCTGTGTACCCACAGGATAAGCCACTCGCTCTCATTCCATTCTGCCTCGATACATCCAAGCTCCAACCCACTGGAACTCTCAACTTTTCTCGGATTGATACATTCCGTCTCGTGACCAACACATCAAACACCATTGGTGGGGCTGGTAACACATCAAATATTGTCGATATTCCCCGTTCGCAGTACATCTATGCAGTAAACTACAACGTCCTTCGGATTGCAAAGGGTCTCGGTGGGCTTCTCTACTCTTCATAAATTTCCTGGTGATAGTTAAGGATGTTGAGTCACAAAGCAATGGCAATACCCGTGTTTGACACGGGACAGGATACCAAATTTCTGATTGTACACGATAAACGACATCGTGAATGGACATTCGTGACTGGTGGGTGTAAGGCACACGAAGTATTCAACCCTATTAAATGTGCGGTTCGAGAACTCGAAGAAGAAACGCGAGGGACATTATCTCTTCGGAGTGGAAGGTACAACTACTTTCGGTTCAGTACAAATTTTGACCCCATTGAAACATCAGTATATCACGTCTATGTATTCCATGTTCATGTGAACCAAGAGAGACTTGATGAACTCGTCAAGAAATTTGACGTTGAAAAGGAAAAGATGGACTCGAATAAAGTGGCGTTTCGTAAAAACTATGATGAAAATGATTCAATGAGGTTTATGAAACTTGAAGAGATTCGAAACTGTCCAACACTCTGGAGATTTGTCCTCGAGAATGTTCTTCAGAATCAAGATTTTTACAGAGCACTCGATGCAGAGAATGTGAGAAATTTTACTCTTTCACACATATAATATGACACGCACAAAGGAGGAGATTATAAAGACACTTGTTCTCAAGACGGGCCGTGACCCAGAGTATCTAAGGACGTTGAAAAAGTACCAACTCTGTTCACTCCTCGAGGAACTTCGAGTTGAGAGCTCTAGTTCCGAATCCGAGACTGACCTCGGAAACAAGATTGGAGCCAGTATTAAAAGAAAGACACTCTCTCAATCAAAGGATGATTGAGCGGTGGGTCACAAAAAAGAATCCAACACACTTGAATATGAATGGGGGAGCCTCACTTAAGGTTCCAAATGATGAGGTGGATGATTTTATGACGACATACATCAACCAAGTACAGAGTGGTCAAAAACTGTACTTGGTGGAGGTGAAATCGCAGCTCTTTCGGTTCTTCATGGATGTCGACTACATTGCTGACACGAAATTGACCCATGATGAGATTATTGATATAGTGCATCAGATGAATAGAGCCATACCAGGTCGGTGTCTCTGTGCAATCAGTGCTCCAATGAAAAAGGGTGACAAGGTGAAATCTGGAATACATTTACACTGGCCGGAATGCATTGTGACACGGAAAAAGGCCATTGAACTCTCATCCCGTGCACCAGAGTATCTGAAACCATTCATCGATGAGAGTGTGTACAAGGGGTCAGGCCTGCGTCTCGTGTGGTCATATAAAAAAGGGAATGGTGCACCATATGTACCATTTTATGATTCAATGGCTCAGACGAAACTTGACCAACAACCATCCATTGAATACCTCAAACTCTTTTCCATTCGAACTCCATTTTCACTCTCTTCATCTGACTCGAGCTCAGAGTCTGAGCGTGACACATCTGAGCTCGAGAGTTTTGTTCAAAAATACATGGAAGGACAATCAGATGCACGAATTCTCAAAGTTTCCGAGAAGGGTATCGTCAAGACAGACTCCAGATACTGTGAGAGAATACACAAGGCGCATAAATCAAATCACGTGTATTTTGTCATCGAGAATAACACAATCCATCAGAGGTGTTACGATGATGAATGCAAAGGGTTCCATGGAAGAAAATTAAAGCTCATAGGCGTGACTATATAAATGTACACAACTCGTTACGGAAGAGTAGTGAAAAAGCCGGTGACCTATGAACCAGAACAAGTTGAATTTGATGATGATGATTCCGGTTCGGATGTCAGTTCCGATGTGAGTTCTGAGATTTCATACGAATCTGAAGAACTCACATCCGAGAGTGACGCTGATGATACTGGAAATCTAAAAGATTTCGTTGTCGAGAGCGATGCGGAGGATGATGAAAAAAATAGTATTCCCAACGAACAGAATGGAAGCGATGACCAATCGAGTTCAGAGACCGATGAGCCCTGAGAGAATGAGTAGTACACCTCAGCCACAAATGCATATACAAGAAGATGAGTATTCAAGATATTTTGAACCACAGTATCAAAGTACCCAGCCACCACCAAATCAATCTTCGTCACATATGATTGACAGAAATCTTGTCATTCTTATATTCATTGTATTTGTCATTGGTCTACTCCTCGGAAAATCTATGAATCCTGTGGTACTGACGCGGTAGCTGAATCCCGTGCATCACGCCAGGCCTGCCTGTCCTTCATCTCCTGCTCAATAATCTCATTCGCCTCCTTGACAAGCTCCTCCACAGACTTGTCAGGGAACTCCTTTCGTAGACGCTCAACCACATCCGCCGGGTGAGAAATTGGAGGCTCATCCGGACGAGAGTAGTACTTGGAATTCTCGTCAGATGGGTCGAGATATGAAGGCTTCTCAATCATATCCTTCTTGCGCTTCTCGAAGAGCATCTTGGCCTGCACCTGGTTCTCCTTATACTTGCTCATAATCTCCTCGAGCTTCTCCTCTGCATAATGAACATCATCGATGTGGTCACGGTCAGGTGGAATCAGAAGCCATTTGTACATGTCAACCACGTAAATGTCAAATGTTGCATCCTCCTTCTGAAGACGCTTTGCGTATGAAGCAGCATCCTCCTTTGATGCGAAACATCCACGAATCTTCAGACCAAACTTCTCATTCTTCTGCGGGCAATCCGGTCCGACGATTGAAATGAGGGCATAGAGCTGACCCGGAAGACTCGAGTAATCCTGCTCAAGAGAAGCCATTTAAAATTTATAATCTCTTATACTTTAAATGGATTTACGGAAGATGCATAATACGGCGAAGCGAAGTTTTATACACGAACATGTGACGAATAATTCAACGATTCTCGATGCTGGATGCGGTGCGGGTGGTGATTTGCTCAAGTGGCCTCTTGGAACACGTGTATTTGCTTGTGACCCAGATATACGTGCTCTTACCGAAGCTGTGCAGCGGTCAAAGAATCTCACAGATGAACAGAGACCACAGTTCTTTCACGGTGACGTGTCTTCAACACCGGTTCAACCATATGACATCATCTGCTACAACTTTTCAATTCAGTACATCTTTGCGAGTGAAAAAATATTTCACAAGACGCTTGAAGCACTCTCACAGAGGACTAAAAAGGGTACTCGTCTCATTGGGGTTGTTCCAGACTCGGAAGAACTCATGACGTGCACACAAAAGTTTTTCAAAAAGGACAAACCATTCACTGGGGACTTTGGGGATATGATTCAGTTTTATATTCGTGGGACACGCTACTACAAAAATGGCCCGATTCGTGAACCAGTGTGTTACAGAGAGATTCTCATCACGGAATTGGAGAAGATTGGATTTCAACTCGTACTCTGGGAACCATTCATACCCTTTCACACTGGAACAGTTTCTGATGTCTACTCAAAATTTGTATTCGAATATACAAAGGAATGTGGTGGGTAGGAATACTCTTAATCATATTCGTCACCATAGTCCTATGCACACAAAACGACCCGAGAATACAGTCATTGAAACAAAGATACTACCAGTTTATCAAGGGACTCCCTGAAAAGTACACATCACTCAAAAGCCCATCCATTCTCACAGGGACATATCAACCTTCAGATATTGGAACCAATGTGGCCAAGGGGGGAGAGATTTTCATATGTCTCGATGGGTACGACCCAAATGACACCTTTCATATCCTACTCCACGAGATGGCACACTCTGGAGTCACGGAGTATGACCACTCAAACTCATACTGGAAGACGTACAAGGAACTCCGTGATTTAGCCATTCAACAGGGGTACTACATACCATTCTCACAAAAAAAGTACTGTGGTGGGAAAATTACAGACTCTTCATGATGAACCTCCTCCCAAAGAAGAAGATGACTGCAATCACAAGAAGAATGACGGCGGTTCCGAACATGGATAGCTTCCCAGACTCGGAAAGCATCTGTGGGAACATGTCAATCAGCTTATTCTGAATGGGGTCAGAGAAACCAATGACTCCGGCAACACCGGCAACCAGGGCCTCGAGCTGCTCCTTTTTGAGGCCAAGTGGGTAAGTCGGTCCTGAAGTTTTCTTTGAAATAAGTGGAGCCTCATCAGATGTGGTGAATGACTTCAACTGTGGTGGAACTGGAGCCTCGAGAACATCAGCAATTGGAGTTGAGAATTCCATCGCTTCTTGTGGTTCTTCAATATTTTTTTCATGCGTCTCTTCATGTTCCGGCTCTGAAGTGAGTAGAACTGCTCCATCCAACTCATTTCTCATTGTCACGGTATCCATATTCTGTTGTGCATTGTGAAAATAATCACTCTTTCTTTACATGGACAATCACACCCTTCTTTTTAGGTGGAGCACCTATTGGCTTCAGACCATACTTGGGATTGTAATTTTTTGAATGATATGACCACCACGCCTCAGAACCCATACGGAACGTGGGTCTGAGCTGTGCCTTATAGTAAAATACACAATCTTCCAGATTATTTGACCTACTCGTATTGTCGAGCACGAGACACTCGAAATTCTCTGTACATGCATCCATCACCTGCTGAAACACATGAAATGTTGGAAAGACACCAAAGAATGACTTGTAGAGTTTCTCTCGATTCTGAATCACATTCTCCCTGAGGCAAAACACATAATCTACATTCGTTCGCAACCCTGGTGGCAAGTCCATACAGTACTGTGTGGTCAGTAAGAAGAATATCTTCCAGTGTCTTCCATTCATAAAAAGGGTTCGTATACACTCATCCTTGAGGAACCCTCTGTCATACATACAGTCATCGAGAAGTACAAACACAGGGTCTACCCTCCCGAACCGAATCAGCTTCTGCCTCTGACTCTCTATAACCTTCTCCAGTGTCTCTCTATTGTAACACCCATGTACAAACAAGTCTGGGACGTACTTGCTATAATAGTGATTCCCTTCTTCGGTCGCTGACATGACCACACCCATCGGTATTGAGTTTTTCTTGTGGTACATAATGTCAGTCACGAGAGTAGACTTTCCTGTACCACGCTTCCCTATGAACAGACACACCTTGTCATTCCCAATCTTACTCGGGTCAAACTTCTTGAGCCTCAAACTGTTCATTACTCTATGAATACACAAAAACCGTCAAACTTTTACTCTGGTATACCAATAGTATGTCAGCCGGGTGGATTCAAATAGCTTCAAAGGGTGTACAGGATGAAATATTCACAGAAACACCAGAAATGTCCTTCTTCCAATCTGTATTTACAAAAAAGTCCGACTTTACACTCATCACAAAAGATTCACCGTTCATCACATCACTCTTTAAATTTGGAACACAGCAGGTGTGTCAATTGAGAAAGTTTGGTGATGTCATCAAGAGCATTACACTCAAGATGGTTCTCCCATCGACGTATACGAGTGGAGTCGGATACTCATACCCAACCCCAGCACGTGACTTTGTTCCCACATTTTCATTCATCGATGCATCATTCAATACGATATCGACCCAGAGTGCAAAACCATCCGTGCTTTACTACAACACTAATGACCCATCTTGGATTCCAAAGGGTGTCTCGTTCCAAGGAAACTTTTTCAAATTCACAACTGATGTCGTTGTTCCATACATAGGGTTCACTGATACAACTCACGCTGGGTTCTGGGGGTTTAAGAATTTCATTGCCCTCACGAATGGTTTGTACATCTACTCATTCACAGGAACTTCTGAAAAGGATATCACCAACTCAGGTTGGGTCAATTCATACTACCCATTCTTCCGTCCATATGTACAAAATGCAGGCATACGTGCCATCAAGTCTGTCGAGTTGTACATTGGTGGTCAGTTGATTGAGAGTGTACCAAGTGAGTACATTATGATTTACAATGACATGGTTGTGGAAGAGCGAAACCAAAAGTCGATTCAAATTCTCACCGCCATCAACAACATCGGTGTATCCGGACGTGAATATTACATCCTAGTTCCATTTTCATCAACACGTGTCGGTATACCCATATGTGCACTCTACTCTCAAGATATCGAAGTTCACGTCACATTTGAATCCTTTGAAAATCTCATCACATCAAATTTAACAAACACACAATACGCAATCGATGCGACATTCACCCAGGTTCCAGGCTTTTCCGGATTCACTGGAACACAAAAAGTATTCCTCGTAGGAAACACACTCAACTCTATTCAAATAAGTGAATTGGTTGGAAATGTATCCGCGACATTCGCTCAATCCAATGTGTACATCGCATCCGGTACAAATCTCTTTTGCTTCAACACAGTGTCCAACACGTATTCATACTTTGACACAACTATACAGTCTCTCGATTCGTGTATTGGTACAGGTTCAACATTTAACGGGGTTATTCAATACACTGGAAACTCGTTTCAGAATATCCTCGAAAACTATGACATTCGTTTCGAATCGTGTACACCAAACACAGCCAAAACACTCGGTACCAAGACATACATCGGATGTTCAAATGGGTTCCTTGTTCACGATACTGTGAATCTCACTGACTGGTCTCTCGTCAAGTGTAACACCGCCATATCATTCACTCTCGTCAACTCAGACGTATGGTTCATCAACTCGAATGTCATATCCACATACAAGAATTCACGTGTCACGAATGTGTACTCTGTATCTTCCGCATCACTCATCGATTCATATCTCAGTAACATATACGTCTTTGAAAATTCAAATGTGTACACGAATGGAACACTTGGGTTCACAGTTCCATTCACTGTAAACACATCAACTGCAACTTCGAATGCACTCTACATCGGAACGACGAGTGGGTTGTACTCGTATACCCAATCAGGTCTCAATGGACCGTTTTTGTCCAACAAAAACATCAATACGTGTTACACATCAAACGGATTTGTATACTTTGTGTATTCTCAAACCCCAACCATCCAGAGTATAATTCAGTTTACAGACGCCCCGACATTCCCACCACCCACATGGAGTGAGAATATCATCGGTACCAATCCAACTGTGTATATATCCTCTGACCTCAACTCGAACATCTTTATTCGCCAAGGTCAAACACTCTGGAAATTCTCGGATGACCAGTCGTTCACTGGAGGTCAGGTTCAAGTCACACCACTTTCGGATACCACAGAAAAGACAGTCTTTTATGATGGCGCATCTGTGTACCTATTTCCAAAACTCAGTGGAAACATCATATACAAGTATGATGGAAGGATATACTACAATTCAAACTACACAGTGGACTGTGGAACAATGAGTATATACGATTCAAAGGTTACATCATTCCCATTCGTGTCTGCAAATATATTCCAATACGACACGACAAGTTCATTCAAGGTTGATGGGTCATTCAGTCAAATTCAACTTCAAACCCCAGCCCAATACACCTCATCCCTTTCAACATCGAAGGGTGTCTATGTCTCATCAAAAACCAGTGTCCTCACATTCACACAAACATCGAATGTCTCCACCCCAATTCTGTGTGGAACTGGTGGTGTGTCAATCGACGGATACGTCTTTACAAACTCCCGTGTATCGAGAATAAACCCCCTCACAAACACACTCGAACAACTCTCAACATTCAGCGACCCATTCACTCTCGGCTCTGTATCAAAAATAGACTCGTCGACATACCTGGTATCCACTGCTGACACAACAAATGTCTACTCCGTGTCTGTGCTCAATGGTCAGGTGACAAAGTTCAACTATGGGTACAATGTACCGAATAATTCCAATGCATCCATCACAGTCGCATCTAATGTCTATATTTTTCCAGACATGGGTGAATCAAACATTTACGTGTTCAACGCATCAACTTTTCAAACAACCAAACTCACTGTCCCCCCGCTCAATTCAAACTCTCTCGTGTATGATGGTCGATATATCACAGCTTTTAACGTTACAAATACTGGATTCAGGTTGGACACAACACTTGATACATTCACAAATCCAGACGCATACTCCAATATTCTTTCTAATGTACCATTCTACACATCAAAACCAGTCATTGAAAATTCAAATGTCTTTCTCTTCTCAACCGCAAATGTCGCTGTGTTCCGTGGAGAGACACAGACATTCGATACATACATAAACCCGTATGGAGCTATTCCAGTAGGCGCAAAGAACTTTGGAACAAACACATTCTTGGTCGCAACAACATCAAATATCTCCATCTATTCATCCCAGTACAACACCGTGTCAAACGTTATGACACTGTATAAAACCCCACTGAGTGTCGAGTATGATGGTCAGTCAAATATATACGTGTCTTACACGGATGGTACAATCGGGTCATTTGATTACTCATCCAATGATTACACTGGAACAGGGTACTTTACGACTGACACACTCACATTGACCCAACCCATAACCCAGGTGTACTCAAACACCATCCTGACTGCAAACACACTCACGACACTCCCAGACAAGACAACCACAGTACTTCCATCTGCAAACACCTTCTCTGTCATCACACCCTCATACATCTTCCCTTCATCCGGGTCTGAGTATATTACAAGAAACCCACTCTCAGCCACCAAATTTAGTACAATAACAGAGAGTATCAGTGGTGCGGCCGAGACACAGAGTGGGGTTTATTTTTGCTCTGGACAAACTGGGAATCTGTACACACTGAACTCAAGGTATGACACTGGTCTCAACGGGTTCATAGGAGTCCAAGAGTACTCGTCGAACATCTATTTCATCGGAAAGTCTAACATCGTTTCGTACTTTGCACCCATGAAAAACTTTACAAATGTGTACAATGGAACCCAAACCAACTTTTTCATACCACACACGTACCAAGACACGGCAAATGTATTCAGCTTTGGGTCAAGCTCCGTTCTCCTCAAGTCATCGGGAACACTCTTGAATTTCTCGAGATTTCCAGAGTACATTGAAAATACATATCCAGCATACACATTCCTTGAACCATCATCAAACTCAATTGGGACACGTGATGGAACCCTTGTATTGAGCCTCGGTACACAGTATTCGTTCCCTTCACCATCAAACGGTCCTTTTTCTGGGTTTGCTTCCGATGACTCGACATTTGTATTTTATAACTCACAGTACATACGATGGACAAACAAGAATGGTCAGAGCTCAGACGCTTTCCAAGTGGACTTTGGAAACTCAATCATCGTGAATGTGTGGGTCACACCGAATGTGACAAATGTCATTATGTACAAAGTGAATGACTCAACCCAGGTGTTACTTCACAGGTATACTGGAAACTCAACAACTCCGAGCGTTACTACACTCACACGTGAATTTAACAACCCATACATGTACATCCAGAATGGTACAACGCTCTATGGGTTTCAAAATAATGGTGGAACCAATGTATTCACAGTGACCACAACTGGCTATGCTACTGGAACAATCTCTGGTATCTCAACCCTTCAACCCACTCAGGGTCTTGTGTATAATGACACGGTATACCTATCCTCATTCAAATCGACATCTCTTACCCGTGCCCAACTTCCCATCACTGACCCATCATTGTACCAGTTTATAGACTTTTCGATTCCAGTCATTCGAATGTCCGTGCTCAACTCATCAAATATATGTTATGTGAGCAACACGTCGAATGTTATACTCCAGTATAGAACAAGTACCCCATTCACACTTCAATCGAGTTGGTCAACTTCGAACTTTGCTCAACCACAGTCAAACACATATGCACTCATTTCATCTGGAAATACACTCACAGCACTCTCATCAAACACGATACAATACTTTAACATCAACAAACCATCAACATATTCTTTGTACACCTATCCATTCGTGTCCAATGTGTTTGACATCTCTGGACAGAATATATCCCTGTACTCTGGGAATACATCACCAACAACAGTCGTATTCAACGCACTCACGAAAGGGTTTTCAACTATACCAGGAACTGCGTTTGTCACGACGTGTATCAAAGGTACTTCATACGTCTTTTCTGGACCGACATCGTCCGTGTACGATGGTCGGTACATACTCCTCTCAAATGGTGCACAGTATGACACCCTGTACAATTCAATGATTCCACGAAACCTCGGAACATTCACAGGTGTATCCATCTACGGGTCAAATATATTCCTCGTGAATCAAAATTCATACACAACGTATGATGCATCGAAACGCTCATACACTGAAACTCAATTTCCGGACAAGTGCTACCAACTCACATGGGCCAATGGTTCACTCTTTACTCAATGTGGCTCAGCCGTGTACAAGAGTGGTCAACCCTGGGTGAACCTTCCAACAAATTCATCAAGTCTCGATTCGGCAATCATTGGGACAAATATACTCTTTGTGACACCTGGTCTCATATCGAACGTCAACACCATCACACCATTCGCCTCGTTTATAACAGTGTCCCCAAAGTATGGGTCAAGAATACTTTCTGGTATCCTCCCATCATCAACCGACTTGACACTCTGGCGCAATGGACAAAACTTTTCAAACTTCCCCGGAACATTCGGTTCGACATGGGTACTGGGTTCGAACGTATATGGTATCACATCATACAATAAAGTTTTGGTGTATGACTCATCATTCTTCTCATTTACACAGGTGACATTCCCAACGAATGTCAATAGGGGTGTGTACTACAATGGACAATTCACATACATCACACCAACAAGTCCATTTGGAAAACCAATAACAGCACTAACACAATCGGGTGCTACACTCACAGCACTCTCATCGGACGGTACATACTTTATATACAATCTAAACATATCATCCGTGACATCCGCAAAATCCATCAGTGCTTCTGGAAATTATCTGTACCCATTCGGAACCTCCGTCTTTGTCATTTCAGAAGCCTCTACAATACGATACCCACTCTCGAGTGCGGTTGTGAACCAGCTTGACTTTACACAATTTGGAACCATCAACGGTCTCGTGTACGATGGTTCAAATGTGTACACACTCTCAAATCCATTGTACTCGATTGATATACAGAGTGTCGTACCATCATTCACACGTGTTGACAGAAATCAACCCTCATTCACACCGTATACTGGGTTTTTCGATGGACGGTTCTTGAATTTCGTGGGAACATCGAATCGACTTCTCGACCTCTACCCATGGACACGACAGCCTCTTTGTACAGCATCAGTCATTACTCAATCTGCATACCTGACTGACAAGGAAATATCATGGATGAAGTCTCGACCACTAGACTATCTCCTCACCCAGGTTCAGAAATCAACAGTACAAGGCCCAGGGTACTTTAATATCGACTTTTTCAATCCCGTGAAGGAGATTCTCATGACATCAAACACATTCAGTGAATTTGAGGTTTACTTTAACGGAAATCTCAAACATCAGAGCGGTTCAAACTACCTCTCAAATACATCTGTACTCCAGTACCACTCACGAATGCCAACAATGTTCAACAATCAAATGTACCCTCTCAGTTTCTCATTCTTTCCAGAGGATGACACACCGTCAGGACACGTGAATATGAGCCGTATACGCGAGAAGGTTTTCCACATCACAACGAGTAACGCAGCGACGTTGTACGCACTCAACTATAATATTCTCAGAGTACGCGATGGGATTGGTGGACTTGTTTTTAATACTCGCTTTACTTAGGATGGAACATGATACATATTTCTACAAGGATATCGCACCAGCACCACAGATTGGGTTTCAGTACCTCAAGATTCCTATTGACGAACTCGGTATCATCGGTGATGTCATGGTCATTCCAATTCCAAAGATGGGAGACATTATGAGGAATCTCTACTTTGACATGGGTCAGAATACACTCGATACACTCGAGTACATTGAGATTCTCATGAGCAAGGTGATTGTTTTCAGATTCACTGGAGAGTACCTCTACATGAAACGAGTTCTTCAGACACCCATTCAAATGAAACCTCTCCTGGACAATGTCATATCTCTCCCAATCGGAACCATCCCTATACCAAAGGAACTCGAAATTCGTGCAAAAATTAACGCACCACAGATTCAAAAGAACCAGATTGGTCTCTCAGCTGAGTTTGGGTACTTCAAGACACCTATAAACGAATTCAGTACAATCATCGAACAGATGCAGATGACTACGAGTATAGACTCGAGATTCCAGCTCAATTTCAGACACTGTATCAAAGAACTCTTTATGATTGCTCAGGACAAGGGGTCACAGGGGTTCAACTTTTCTAATGATGTCGACAGAATCAAACTGGAACTCAATCAACACGAAAAGTTCAACGAGGATGCAACATTCTTCCGCTATATTCAACCCATGATGTACCACACATCGTTTCAGAATGATGACACGGCACCATTCTACGTGTACTCCTTTGCAATCGACCCTCAGAACATCAAGCCTTCCGGAACACTCAACGCATCCCGAGTAAACTCGATGATTCTCTCCTTTACATTTAACACTCAGACACCGAGAGATATACGAGTCTACACAACGTCATACAATGTACTCTATATAAAGGATGGTATTGCTACATTAAAGTATATTTTGTAACTTAAATTATGGATGAGACTCTTCAGGCTGCGATAGATGTACTCACCCCTGTGATTGAATCGTCAATGGTTCTCGCTTCACACTATGCAAAAAAGTCAGGAAGAGATGTTGTGACTAAAACAGACCTCGAATATGCTCTCAAATACACAGCTCAGCACGAGGTTGGAACTCACATCGGTTCACTATTTCCAGAATTGTACGACGATTCAGACAGTGATGAGAGTGTGGATGTAGTGGATGATACAGATGTTCCATTCATCAGGTATTCAGGAGATGATGAGTGGTGCACGAAGATGAATACAGCATACGACGCGTGGGATACTTGGATTCCATCGTGTCCTCTCGAAATTCTCCTCAGAAACTCAATCGAGAACCTTTCAAAAAAAATATAGTACGATAATAAATGTCTGCTCTTGTGTCCATTGCCACCATGATTGAGTCTCAGTCTCTCAACGCTGTCGTCGCTGGTTTCAGCTTCGCATCAGCCGTTGCGTGGATGGATGTCGTTCGCTGGATCATCGGCCAGGTGATTAACGTTAACAAGAATGGTGGGAACTACTACCTCCTCACCGCCCTCATGACTACTGTGCTCGCAGTCCTTGTCTTCATCATCATCAAGGCACTCGCTCGCAACGTCGATATCGCTGCAACTCAGCCCGTCTACGCCGTCACTCGGTAAATCAAAAAACTCGCTAATACGATGATTATCAGAACATACACAAATCTCGGAATACCTTTTTTCCCCGTATCAGGAGGCATACTATCGTCAATCACCCTCTGAATCTTCTTTATTAAAAGAGCCTCGTCAAGAGGTTCCTTCTCTTCCTCACCCTCATCGTTACTCTTACGACATGTGAATCGCAAGAGGAACGAATTCTCATTCTGTCCGTTGAAATTCACAGGTGACCCATCAGACTTGAGCCAGTGCACAGTAAGACGGCTCACACGTGGAATCGCCTGCTCAAAGACCACATTGTACTCGTAATTGAATGTTTCGAACCCAGGCCCGATGACACCAAATGTCCTGTCACTCTGATTACATAGAACTGCATCAGTCCTGAGTTCCTCAATATCGAGTAAGAGTACATCGTCAGCCACATTCAAATCTGAGGGTATATCCGAATACACAAGCTGACCAGTTACAAACTCAGAATATATCGTCGTTGCATGGTCTACAGACGTATGTGTTGTATTTGTAAAACCGAGCCTCTTCAGAATTTCAGATGTGTGCAGAGAGAGCGTAAATGGTTGATTTCCATGACTAAAGAGAAACGCATGTGATTCTTCCAGATACGAAACAGACATGTGTGCAATAATATTTGTGAGAACCTGTGCAAGACGAGCACCCGTGTACCTCCCATTTGGAATACTGTAGACTGTCGTATTTATAGAAAAACAATTTGACCCATTCGTGATGTTGTACTCTGTACCACGTGAAACCGATACAGTGAGAAGCTCCACCTTTTGTATGTTTCTGAGATGTCTCTGAAGGTCTATGGTGTATGAGTTTCCACTCCCCTGTGCATACACATAGTACTGCATCTTATAATGAGACTAACAAAATAACGAGTACAAGAATGATACCGAGTACATACATCACCGGTATATTCTTACGAATCTCCGGTTCATCATACTCATCAGGATAATCCAACGTGTGAACTCTGAGCACGAACGAGTTTCTCTCAAGTCCATTGAAAAGAAGCATATTTCCATCTGCATCTGTCCATCGTATAGTGAGTCGACTGAGCTTTGGTACAGGACTCTTAAAGTATACAGAATATTTGTAATCCGAGTTTTCCTTGAAAGTCTTGACGGACGCAGGAATGACATCCATTGGTATAGGGCCAAATGTTCGTGATACCGTCGACCCGACGAATGCATCTGTTCTCAGTTCATCAATATCCAACAGGGCATACTGTGACGTTGTCAGGTCAATGATGACATCTGAACTTGCAATGTACCCAGTGTAATACTGCCTCATATCGGTGTTGTTTGAAACGACAGTGGAATTTGAAAACCCAAGCCTCTGTTGAATCTCAGGTGTGTTGAATGTCACTGTAAACTGTGAGTTGAGATTTGAAAAGACAAATATACCCTGGTATGACAATGGAACATAGTCACACATGTGTGGTATTGATGTCGTAATTGCAGCAGCTAACTGAACCGCGTTATATCCACCTATTGGAATAGAATAGTCAACACCATCACAGTTCACTACATTCAGACCCTGTGTAATGTTGAAAAGAACGTTGGGGACACTCGCACTCACAAGGTCGACTTGCTTGATGTTCTTTATATCGGACTTGAGTGTCACAGAGTATGCATTCCCATATTGTGTATCACGATGTATAGAGTCTATGTACACATACTGAATCATCCTTACATTGTAGTCTGTAAAAGAATTTTAGTGTACAATCTCAGTAGAATGTCAGGGTTTCTCTTAAGTGGGTACCCCTTTCCGTTTCCAACAAGTATCACATTCGTCAAGGAGATTCAATATTTGAACGACTCTATAAATCTTCTTTGGTCAAATATCACGTCACTTGGTGGGGGTGGGAATACATTCTCGACATCGAATCTCGTGACAAATTCACCAAATGCCTACCTATGGAACACAATGATACCCAATTCAAATACCTTTATGGGTACAAATGCCGGAGCGGGTTCCAACGTGTTCATCGGGTCGTCTGGGTTCGGAAGGGTCAATCTCCAAGGGAATGTATGGTACAATGGGTCTCTCCTGGTCAATGGTGGTGGAGGTGGTGGTACGACATCCAATGTCCCGATGATTGCCTCAAACATTGTGGCCAACGGAGCTTCAAACAACTACCTGTGGGATGTGGTTCAGAACTTCTCGAATGCATTCATTCTCACAAATACCGGAGCGGGTTCCAATGTATATATTGGAAATTCAACAAA